TCAATCGAGCAAGTGCTGCATCATCTTCCGCGACAGCGCGGCGCTCGACGCCACGGGGGTGAGGTCGGTGACCTGATCGAGCGCCCCCACGACGGGCAGCCGCCTGATGGCCGGGTCCGTAATGGCCTGGCGGGCAGCCTCGACGGCGTCATCGGCATTGATGGTGGTGAACGGGCGCTCGTGATAGGGGCCGAGCACGGCAGTGAAGCGGGCAATGCCCATCGCATTCTGCTGTTGCGCCAGAACGAGATAGGCCGCTGCCAGGGCATCGCCGCGCTCGGTTCCGGTGCTGGCCAGCAGGGCCCGGTCCAGATGGGGCGCCAGCAATTCGGCAATCGGCAGCCGGGCGAAGCCGCTGCCGAACCATTTCGGGTAGGGGGCGTAGCGGCGCTCGAGCAGGAACCCCATCGCCATGACGTCCCGCGCCAGCCGGGCCGCGATGACCCGTGAACCCAGATCGTCGCCCACCCCGGCGGTGCGGCCGACAAAGGCCTGCTCTTCGGCGATGCGGCGCCACTGGCAGGCAATCTTGTAGAGCCAGACATCGCCGGGATAATAGGCCAGAATGTCGCGCGCCCGGCCCAGACGGTTGCCATCGTCGTGAAAGACGGCGCCGGCGGTAAAGGCGAGCAGCTTCTGTTCGGCAAAGCCCAGCCAGTCGAGATTGCCCAGCGTTTCCACCGAGGGCAGGCCGAGATGCCCGGTGAGGACCCCTTCCAGCGTGTGCACTTCCAGCCCGTGCTCCAGGGCGCCCACGGCATCGGGGCCATTTGCCGGCGGATGCGGCCGGCTGCGCCAGCCGATCGGCTCGCCCAGAAAGCTGGTCGGCGCAACGCCCGAAAAGGCGCTGACCAGGCGGCTCGCCTCTCGCTCGAAATCCGCGCGCGTAAGCACGATGTGGACGCGGGGCCCCCAATTGTGGTCGCGCGACATCGCATCGTCAAAGCCGAGCAGCTCCGAGCCATAGCCCAGCAGTCCCGCCGAATAGCCAAGCTCGGGCGCCACCGCACCGAGCCAGGGCTGCACCACATCCAAAAAGAACCGTCGGGATAATTCGATCCCCTGCATGAACCTGCCCCGTCCCAGCCATGCCATGGCGGAAAGCCATCACCGTCCCATCCCTGCGCCAGCCGGTCAATCCGCGCTCTTCGCCCATTTCCGCCATGCCAACCGCGCGTTGGCCATCGGGCGGGCGAGGCGGGTGGCGAACCCCGCAGGGGCGGCGCATGGGGCCCGGGCTTGTCCATCTAATCCCCGCGTGACGCCGGCGTGTTAGGGTTCAGGCATAGTCGGAAAACTGGGTGAGGCGACGATGCCGCCCCCGGCGCCAGCAGACGGAACGACGGCGATGCGCGATGCAGCAATTCCTCCCGAAGTGGACTGGGCTGCGGTGCAGCTCGACTACGAGCAATCCAACGGTTCGCTGCCCGAGCTATGCGCCCGCTTTGGCATTACCGAGGCGCAGTTGCGCTATCGCCGGGAACGCCATGGCTGGCAGCTGCGGCACGACTGGAGCCTGCGCGTCGGTCCGCTGATCAGCCGCATGATGCGCGTCCTGGACGGACAGGTCCGCGCCCTGGAGAAACAGATGACAGAACCAGTCGACAAGAATGCCGCCCTGCTGGGCACCATGACCAAGACGCTCGAAAAGCTGATCGAGCTGGACACGGCCCAGCAGGCCAAGCGGCCGGCCCAGCAAAAGGAAATGAGCGACATACGCAACAAGCTGGCGGCGCGAATTGAACAGCTCAAGCAAAGCCGATGACGCCTATTACGACCGGCTGCTCGAGATATTGACGGCCCGGCAGGCGGCGTCGCTCTATTTCGACTGGCCCATCTGGGCCGAAGCGGCGCAGCGCGAACCCCAGGGTGACTGGACCACCTGGCTGATGATCGGCGGGCGCGGCGCGGGCAAGACCCGGGCGGGCGCGGAATGGGTCCGCCATCTGGCGCAGGAGGGGGTGACGCCCATTGCGCTGGTCGGCCAGACCATGACCGAGGCCATTGCCGTCATGGTGCGCGGGGAAAGCGGCCTGCTGCAGGTTCACCCGCCCGAGGAGCGCCCGGTGCTCCGGGACAAGCGCCTGATCTGGCCCAACGGAGTGGAGGCCATGGTGCTCTCGGCGGCCAATCCGGAAGGGTTTCGCGGCCCCCAATTTGCCGCCGCCTGGAGCGACGAAGTGGGCAAATGGCCCAAGGCGGAGGCAGCCTGGGACAATCTGCAGTTCACCCTGCGCCTGGGCAAGCGACCTCGACAGATGGCGACCACGACCCCGCGGCCGACCAAGCTGATCCGGCGGCTGCTGGCAGACCCGCTGACGGCCATCACGCGCAGCAGGACCGACGACAACCGATTTCTGGCGCGGGGCTTTCTCAACGCCATCGTCGCCCGCTATCGCGGCACGATACTGGGGCGCCAGGAGCTCGATGGCGAACTGATCGACGATCTGCCCGGCGCCCTGTGGCAGCGCGCCATGTTCCGCCTGCCCGCGCCGGGGGAACTGCAGCGGGTGCTGGTGGCGGTGGATCCGCCGGTGAGCGGGCACGCCGGCTCGGACGCCTGCGGCATCATCGTCGCCGGGCGGCAGGGGCAGGGCGCGGTGGTGCTGGAGGATTGTACGCTCAAGCCGGCGGCGCCGCTGGTCTGGGCGCGGCGCGCCGTGGCGGCGTTTCATGCGCATGCGGCCGACGCCATCGTGGTCGAGATCAACCAGGGCGGCGATCTGGTGCAAAACGTGATTGCCCAGATCGACGCCAGCGTGCCGGTGCGCCCGGTGCGGGCCAATCGCGGCAAATGGCTGCGCGCCGAGCCGGTCGCCGCGCTCTACGGGCGCGGGCTGGTCGCCCATGCCGGGGGACTGACCGCGCTCGAGGACGAGATGTGCAGTTTTGGCGCCGATGGCAGGAGCGAGGGACATTCGCCCGACCGGGTCGATGCCCTGGTCTGGGCGCTCACCGAGCTGCTGCTGAGTGGCGCGGAGCCACGGGTGCGCGGGCTGTAGGGAGCGCTATTTCAGCCTGGCACATTCCGAGCAAAGTGGCTTGCCACCGGTGCCCGATCGCAGGTTTTCCGTTTCGATATTATTGCCAGTATTGCAGTCGGAATTGTTGTGGTGAACCGCGGCTTTGATCGAATGCCAAGGGGATCTTTTCGCCATTTCGTGTCGTCCATTGCTGATGTCGCCGTCGACGCAAAATAGATACGATTCCTGCCCGTCCATCTGTGCGCAGGACTACCTACGCCACACTACAGAGGCGCGTCGCTGCGACATTGCTGGCGGCTGCCTGACCGATAGACTGGCCGACGCCAAAGGACCCCAAAAAATGCCGAACTGGATCAACCGCCTGCTCGGCGGCGGGACGAACACGCCATCCGAGCGCAAGGAGTTTGCCGGGCACACCCTGCTCAGCCTCAATCAGCTGGGGGCGGCCAGCTGGAGCCAGCGCGGCTTTGCCAGCCTGGTCAATCAGGGCTTTGCCCGCAACCCGGTGGTGTATCGCTGTGTCCGGCTGATCGCCGAGACGGCCAACCGCGTGCCGCTGGTGGTATCCGAAAACGGCCAACGCGTGCAGACCCACCCCCTGGCGGCACTGCTGGGGCGACCCAATGGGCGCCAGTCGGGCGGCGAACTGCTCGAGGCGGTCTATGCCTATCTGCAGACGGCGGGCAATGCCTATCTGCAGGCCGGTGTGGTCGACGGCGCCGTGCGCGGGCTGTTTTGCCTCAGGCCCGACCGCATGAAGGTGGTGGCCGGGGCCGATGGCTGGCCGGTGGCCTATGATTACACCGCCGGCGGCCGCACCCAGCGCCTCGGGCAGGACGGCCTGCCGGTGCCCAGCGTGCTGCACATGGCGCTGTTTCATCCGCTCGACGATCACTATGGCATGGCGCCGCTCGAGGCGGCCCAGACGAGTCTCGATATCCACAATGCCGCCGGGCAGTGGAACAAGGCGCTGCTCGACAATGCGGCGCGGCCCAGCGGGGCGCTGGTTTACTCCATGGCGGCTGGCAGCCTGACCGACGAGCAGTTCGCCCGGCTCAAGGACGAGCTCGAAGCCAATTTCGCCGGGGCGGGCAATGCCGGCCGGCCCATGGTGCTCGAGGGCGGGCTCGACTGGAAGACCATCGCACTGAGCCCCCGTGACATGGACTTCATCGAGGCCCGACACGCCGCGGCGCGCGACATCGCGCTGGCCTTCGGCGTGCCGCCCATGCTGCTGGGGATCCCCGGCGACAACACCTATGCCAACCTGGCCGAGGCCAACCGGGCGCTGTGGCGGCAGACGCTGATCCCGCTGGTGCTCCGCGTTGCCGACGAGCTCAGCAACTGGCTGGCTCCGGCTTTCGACGGCGCCACCATCGCGCCGGACTTCGAGGGGGTGGAAGCCCTGGCCGAGGATCGCGCAGCCCTGTGGGCGCGGGTCGGCGCGGCCGAGTTTTTGAGCGACGCGGAGAAGCGGGCGATGCTGGGGATTTAGGCCGAACTCGCATCAGACCTCATCCTGAGCCCGTCGAAGGACGAGGTCGTGGCAGGATCTGTGCACCCGCCCTCGTGGTTCGACTGGCTCACCATGAGGTCTCAGGAGGATTGGGGAGCTTCCCATGGATGAGCTGACGCGAACCGTTATCGAGCGGGGGGATCTGGCGCATCTGGCGCTGTTCCTCTGGGCCAGTGGGGCCAGTGGGCTGCTGGTCTGGGCGCTGCGCGAAATGGCCAAGGTGAATCAGCACTTCAACGACTTCGTGCAGGAAATCGCCAGCCTGAATCGCCTTTTCAGAAAGGATGACTAAGTCCATGGCAAAAAAGAACAATCGTCCCAATGCGCAGCAGACTTTCCGGCAGTTTGCCTGGAATCTGGCCGGCACGCTGGCCAGCGCCAGACCGGCGGACAAGGCTGGCGCCAAGCCGGGCGGCAAGCGCTGATGGGTGCCATTGCCATCGATGGCGACGGGCGCTTTTCCGGCTATGCCAGCCTGTTCAACACGCAGGACGCCGGCGGCGATGTGGTGATGCCCGGGGCCTTTGCGCTGAGCCTGGCCAAACGGCGCGCCCGCATCCGCCTGCTGTTCCAGCACGACCCCAAGGAGCCGGTCGGCATCTGGGAGGCCATTGGCGAGGACGCCACCGGCCTGTTCGTCGCCGGCCGGCTGGTGCCGGGCGTGCCGCGCGCCGATGCGCTGCGGCGGCTGATCGAGAACCGCGCCATCGACGGTCTGTCGATCGGCTTTCGCACCGTGCGGGCGACGCGCTCGGGCGGGCGGCGCCAGCTCTGGCAGATCGACCTGTTCGAGGTCTCGATCGTGACCTTTCCCATGCTCGAAGATGCGCGCATTGCGCCCTCGGGCATCCACACCGGCGCCGCCATCGCGGCCGCCACCCAGACCATCCGCAACCGATAGGGATCTTTGCATGGATACCACCAGTGACGGCCTTGAGACCAAGGCCGGCGCGCAGAGCGATATTGCCGCGCTGTTCGCCGAGTTTTCGACTGCCTTTGAGGAGTTCAAGGCGACCAATGACCAGCGCCTGGGCGCACTGGAAAAGCGGGGCAGCGCCGATGGCCTGCTCGAGGGCAAGCTCGACCGGCTCAACGCCGTGCTCGACAGCAACAAGGCGGCGCTGGACCGCGCCGTGGTGGAGCGCTCGCGCCCGCAGCTCGATGGCAAGGCGGTGGCGGAAGAGGGCGAGTACAAGAGCGCCTTTGCCGCCTATGTGAAGCGCGGCGAGGAAAAGGCGCTGTCGGTGGGCGTCAATGCCGATGGCGGCTTCGTGGTGCCCGCCGAAACCGAAACCGAGATCACCCGGCTGATGACCGCGGTATCGCCGATCCGCGCCATTGCCGGCGTGCGGCAGGTGTCCGGCTCGGTCTACAAGCGCCCCATCTCGGTGACGGGTCCGGCTGTCGGCTGGGTCGGCGAGACTGCGGCGCGGCCGATCACCGGGGCGCAGACCCTGGCCGAGCTGAGCTACCCCACCATGGAACTCTATGCCATGCCGGCGGCAACGGCGGCGTTTCTCGACGACGCCGCGGTCGATGTCGGGCAGTGGATTGCCGACGAGGTTAACGCCGCCTTTGCCGCCCAGGAAACCACCGCCTTTGTCACCGGCGACGGAGTCAACAAGCCCAGCGGCTTCCTGACGGCGACGACGGTGGCCGAAAGCGGCTGGAGCTGGGGCAAGCTCGGTTATGTTGCCAGCGGCGCCGCCGGCGCCTTGCCGGCAGCCAATGCCAGCGACGTGCTGATCGACCTGGTCTATGCACTCAAGGCGGGGTACCGGCAGAACGCCAGCTGGGTGATGAACCGCAAGGTGCAGGGCACGCTGCGCAAGCTCAAGGATGCCGACGGCAACTATCTCTGGCAGCCGGCAGCGACCGCCGAAGGCAAGGCCAGACTGCTCGGCTTCGACCTGGTCGAGGCCGAGGACATGCCCAATATGGCGGCCAACGCGTTCTCGATTGCCTTTGGTGACTTCCGGCGCGGCTATCTGATCGTCGACCGCCAGGGGGTCAGCGTGTTGCGCGACCCGTTCTCCAACAAGCCCTATGTGCTGTTCTACACCACCAAGCGCGTCGGCGGCGGCATTGCCGACTACGACGCGATCAAGCTGCTCAAGTTCGCCACGTCGTAGCCCCGTTCTCGGCCGCACCCCCTCCTGCCTCCCCCATCATGGGGGAGGTCGGGAGAGGTGTTCCGGCGCCACTGCCCCAACGGTGCGCAGAACCCAACAACAACAGGCAAAAACAATGATATCCTATCTTCTGGCGGGACCCGCCGAGGAGCCGGTTTCGCTTGCCGAGGCCAAGGCTTATCTCAAGATCGACGACAGTGCCGAGGACGGCCTGATCGTCACGCTGATCGGCGCGGCGCGGCTGCATGTCGAGGGCGTGACGGGGCAGGCGCTGCTGGCCCAGAGCTGGCGCGTGGTGCTCGACGCCTGGCCGGACAACCGCATGGTCAAGCTGCCGGTCACCCCGTTCATGGCGGTCACCGAGATCATGGCCTATGACGACAATGGCGGCGGGCACGCCGTGCCGCTGGCCCAGTTCCTGAGCGAACCCGACCGGCTGCTGCTGCCCGCCGCGGTGGCGGGCATGCCGGCGCTGCGGGCGCGCCAGGGCATCGAGATCGACTATGTTGCCGGCTTCGGCACCGAACCGGCAGCGGTGCCCGCCGACCTGCGCCAGGCACTGCTGGTGCTGGTGGGATATTGGCACGAGCACCGCGACGCGGTGATCGTGGCCGGATCGGGCGCGGTGGTACCGTCCGGGTTCGACCGGCTGCTGGCCGGCCACAAGCGGGTGCGGCTGTGAACGAGCGCACGCCCCCGATCGGCACGCTGACCGACCGGGTGCAGCTCAAGCGGCGCGACATGAGCAGCCAGCCGGGTGGCGGGCACGACATCGTCTATGTTCCGCTGACCAGCGTTTGGGCGCGCGTGCGTTCGCTGCGCGGCCGGCAGGGCACCAGCGCCGATGGCCGCGCGGTGGAAATTTCCCACGCGGTGGTGCTGCGCTTTCGCGCCGATCTGCGCCCGGGTGACCGCATTCTCTATCGTGGGCGGAATCTCGACGTGGTCACCGCCGCCGACCTCAATGGCCGCAGGGCCTATCTCAGCTGCACCTGCAGCGAAACCAGCTTCACGGGCTAGGTCATGCATCCCATCACCCTGCTGCAGGCCGCCTATGTCTCGGCCCTCAAGGCCGATCCGCAATTGCTGGCGATGACCGGTGCCGATGGAGTGTTCGATGCGGCGCCCAAGGGACGGGCGCCCCCTTATGTGGTGATCGCCCGGCACGATGTGCTCAGCCGCGATGGCGACCTGGCGCCGGGGCACGAACATCGCCTGCAGCTGCACTGCTGGGGCGATCAGCCCAGCCGGCAGCGGGCACTCGACATGGCTGAGCGGGTGGTCGCCATCGCGCTGGGCCTGAGCGCACCGGGCCTCGTGCTCAGCCATGTCGGCCATGTGCGGACCGACACCGTGATCGACGACACGACGGGCCTCGCCCGGGCGGCGGGGGCGATCCGGATGCTGAGCGAGGCGGGGTAG